AATCGGAAAATACACCAGTGGTATCTTTAGAAGTTAAATCAAAAGTTGCCATTTATATCTCCCTTACGCTACGTTATACTTAGCAGTAGTGATTGCTTCTGGTCGAAGAATCTTTCTGCCATACAAATGCATACCACGAACAATATCAGCAAAAGAATCAGGGTCTCTGTAAGTCTCTGTCTTGTTGATCTGCTCTGCAGTAGCTACTGCTGAACTGTGTCCTGCGACAATAACACCAAAGTTTGAGTTTTGGTTAGCAGAACCTGATGTTCCCGGACCTGTTCCAACTGCAGGTAAGTTGTTTGACATATAAACATCAAAGCCATGTATTCTACCTACAGATAGACCTGCTCTTAATCCACCTGACTCACCGAAGTCTGCATTTAGAAGACGAGAATCTTCATCTTTTAGAACTTCAATAAATGTTGGATGTAAGACTAGCCATCTTCCATCAGTGTCTACAAACTGTGTATCAAGTAATCTTGCCATTCTTGCAATCACCTGTAGAGGAGTTGCAGTGGCTGTTGCTTGAGAAGTTGCACCACCCATTCTTGGAGCTATTGGGATAGAGTGGTCACCTGCACTTGAAGTAGTGATGTTACCAAAGCTATCTTTTCTTAGCTTCATGCTTGTCAACAATTCGTCTGAACCTGCAGTTGTTACTGCTTTAGTTCCGTTAACTGTTGAGTTAGCTGAACTTGCTACAGCATTATTAGATGCTTGTGCAAATCCTGACAAATAACCAAGAACATCTTGGTCAAAGTTATCTTTAAGTCTGTAACCAGCTCTGTCACTTGCTAGTTGAGAGAAGTTTACGTGACTGTGAGCCTCTTCGATATCGTCTATCTTAAAAGCAAAGTAGTTTGCTTTGTCAATAGTCAATGTGAAGTCTTCATCGTCAAGGTCTTGAGGCTGTACGTTAGCACCTCTAGCGTATTCCTTAACGGTGATCTCTGGCTCTTTAATGATTTTTACAGAATCACCCATGTTGCTAATCTCACCGAAATAATCGGAGTTAGTGATTGATTCAACAACGGATGTCTTTCTGAAGGCTAACTGAACCTGCTTAGAGTAAATAACTGGGGAGAAATTACCATTAGGCAGATTACCATAACCCGCTGCAGTTTTAAATGCCATTTTCATCTCCATTTTTGAAAATAAAACAAATGCACGAATGTGCCATATTTACTCGTCATCGGCTAATAGTGTTAGAGGTTGTACATCTAATAGCTACTTAGATGTAGGCTCTTACCATCAGGTAGGCTTCCAAGTGTTTGAATTATGTGAGTATCTCGTTAAAGGGTCACACTTATAGATATGTATAGTTATACATATATATTCTTTTCTGTCAATAAATTATCTAGCAGAGCCTGATACATCATATATAAAGTTGCCAGATCTTATTGCTTCCATAATCATGTCAGCGTTCTTTTCATATACATTAGCAGACATTTTTTGTACATCCGATTCTTTAATCTTTTTAACACTATCTGTAGTTGGTGTTGCTTTTACAGATTTCGTTTTAACTTGCGTAGCAGCACTTTTACCACTGTCACTCGCATCTTTCTTGTCAAGTCCTCTATCTGCTTTGTATAAATCAATTGCCCTTGCGGCTGATTTTGCATCATCTTGATTCTCGTATAGTGCATTCTGTACCCATTTTGGTTGTTGCTCTGCCCATTCATGAAAGTCATCACTGTCTCTAATCTCACCGAAGTCAGGATGTATTCTCATAAGTTCAACTTCTGCTCTTTCTTTTACAGTCTCTTCGTTGAACTGATTTATCTCTTTAATTCTTTTTTCTAATGACTCAGACTGTTCCTTTGCTTTTTTCATAGCAATGGTTTCTACAATCTTTGCAACATCAGGATACTCTTTTGCCCAAGCCTCTATATCTTCATCAGACTTTGGTAACTTCATTTCTTTCTGTGTTGCTTTTGATAGTTGACCTTTTAACTCGTCAAGTTGTTTTTGGAATTGCTTCTCTTTTTCTTGTGAGTGTCTTCGTAGATCTCCATAACGCTTTTTGAAAGTTCTCTCTTCAGCGTTCTTCGGTTCTTCCTCATCCTCTGCTTTCGCTTCTTCAGTAGGTTCGGTTTCACCTTTTTGAGCCTCTATCATCTCTTTTAGTTCTTCTTCATCCTTTTTAATTCTTTCAGCATGATTAGAACGCTTAGTCATGAATGCCTTTTTTTCAGGTGTAGCATCTACCACCATTTCTTCTTTTTTAGCTTCTTCTGCCATTTCTTACTCCTAGGGTTATCGTAGCCATCATTCGGGGGATAAGTAGCTAGTATGTGGATTATTAACGTGAAGCTAATCCACCACGCTTCATCTTCTTAGGTTTCGGTTTGGGTTTTTTTATGAATCCACCTTTAGCAGTTCCTATATCACCCATAGCATCTGTTCCAAAACCTGTTTCAGCAGAAGTTGAACTAGCCTGACCATCATCACTATCTGTGTTAATGCTTCCTAATCCCATATCTGCTAATCCCACTGATTTACTCGCACCTTGTCCTTTAGATACTGCGTCACGAGATTCTTGTTGTAACTGTGCAAATGATTTACCTGTAGCTTTTTCAACTGCTTCAATGCCTCTAGAGATTCTATCTTGATCTGCCTTATCCTCTCTATCTGAATTGTGTTCCATAAGAGCATCAATTTCGTTATTGTTAAGGGTTGCTACCACTTGCTCTGTCGTTTTACCTCCTAATGATACTTGTTGACTAATATGATCTGCTATGTCTTTTCCCGCTTGAGATATATCATCGACTGATATTTCTCTGCCTTTATCATCTGTATACACACCTGTAGTAGCATTAAATGAAACTACACCTCTCCCCAAAGCATCTAAATTTATTTGTCTATTTGCTAAATCTAAAGCGGGTTGTCCAACAACATTATTTTTCACCTTAGAATAATCTTGTGATGTTAGACTTATAGACTTACCTGCACCATAACTTAGTGTTACAGGATTCGTGGTTAATCCAAAATTATTACCTATTGTTGTTACATCTTTACCCTTATTTATGTCATTAATAGTTCCTAAACTGCTAAAGACACCAAACGCTCCACCCATAGGACTTATGTTATATGACACGTTTGAAGTTATACCACCTATTTGTCCACCTTTTCCATCTGATCTACCACCAAATGCTAAACTAGCACTACTAACATTATCATTTGGATCTCCTCCATCCCCTGTGTCCCCTACTGTAGATTTAACTTTAGCTGTTTGTATTTTAGCAGTATCCACCTTTTCAGTTTTTAGTTTAAATCCTTCTGGTATTGTAAATCCTGTTAGTAACTTTCCATTTTTAAATGGTATCTGTATTTCTGCACCTGCATCGTTTACGTATGTTTTGTACTCATCAGGTCCTTGTGTTAACTCATCCCCACCAAACAAACCTTTAAATGTGGCTTTTTGTGTAGGATCTGTAGGACTTTTATATTGAAACCCACCCGTAGGAGCCGCTGTTGCTGTTGGTATTGTAGGAGCAGTATACGCTGTCTTTAATCCTGTTGGTGATGCTGTCATGCTTGATTGTCTTGTTTGTAAAGGATTAGTTGCTGTTGTTGTACCTGCAAAACCGTTGGCAGCTTCTATTACTCCACCCTCTGCCCTTTTCTCTACTTCATCGTCATCATCGTCACCTTCTGCTATTTGTATATCTATAACACTAAAAGGTATATCATCGGGTATGGTTGCTTCATCTGCATTACCCATCTGTCCCATATCTTCCATCATCTTGAGACCCATCTTTGCTTCTTGTCTCATTCTCATCAACTTCTCTAAACCAATATATCTTACAACATCTGCAGGAAACACAAACTCTCCCTCACTTAGTTGTGCTGGTATATCATCTCTCACTTCTTCTTGTGTAGCTCCCGGAGGTACATCATTACCTGATACTGGATCTTTTGTGCCACCCTCATCTTTGAGTCCACCCTCTTGGAATAGTTCCATTTGTTTCCCCATTTGTTTCATATTGTATCTCCGTTATCGATATTTTTCAAATAAACTAGCTACAAATGATGCAGCGTTGTCTGCGTCTATATTTATTAGATTATCATACAAACTACCAAAGAAAAATTGATCATGAATTAAATTGCCTTCAACCATATTTTTTTGTAGCTCTTCTAAAGTAGCTCCTTCTCCAAAAATGTTATTAGGATTTTCTGCTATAGTTTCTGCTGCGTTATTGTAAGCAGAATCAAATGCTTGAGTAAACTCTCCAAAATCTTCATTGTTTAATGTCTCGCTATACTTTTTTACCTCATCATACATGGCTGAGTAATTTTTCTTTCTTCTTTGAATTTCTTCGCTAAAATTTTTAAACTTTTTATCAAATAAAATTTCTACTTTATTTTTTCTCTCTATTGGTAAATCTGACTTTTCTAAATTATCTCTAAACTTATCAGATATAGAAAATGCGTTATCATTAAATCTTACTAGTAATGCATTGTCTGCATTTTTAAAATCATCTATCTTTACAAAAGA